CGCTATCCAGAAGATGTACTATGAGAACATCGACTCATATATCAAGAGCGGCATGGATGAAGAAGCTGCCCGCAACCTAGCCAAGTTTCATGCCGATGCTGCACGGGCATCTGTCCAAGCAGCAATGAAGGATCAAGCAAAGCAATTCCAGTTTTGATACTGGAAAAAATTAAACCCCTTACCATTACGGTAGGGGGTTTTTAAATTACTTTAGAACGGCAGTGGTTCGTTCGTATCAAACATCTTGTCTAGAGGTACATTTGCCAGTTCTGGCGGTACCTGCTTAACTGCTTCAGGCTTCTCACCCTTTAATGTTTCAGGCTTGTAACCCTTCTTGTTGGCCTTGCCACCAGATGAGGACATCTGACGGATACCACCAGTCTTGGTTGCTGCCATCAATACCTTGTCAGCGTTCTTGACACGGTTACTGAATGCACTGGTCCATGCATCGAAGGATGCTGTTGGGCCATACATATTCAATAGCTGACCAGATAGATCCAGCAGCTTGGGGAATGACTGAGCGGGTACTGCCAGTTGTTTGGCAATCTTCTCATTCATCTCCGATTCCGGAACCCATCCAGCATCACGGGCTTCTTTCAGGATACCCGCAACACGAGCCTTGTATTCATTCCACTTATCTTCAGGAGACTTTGCCGCTGGCTTCTTACGAGCCATTTGCCGGGTCTTCTCCATGTCAATGAAGTGTTGCTGATACTCACCATCGGCCTCGATTCGCTTGTGGAAGTCGTCGAACAGTGCGCCCATCGCTGGGTAGTCACCATCTGCACCGATACCTACAGGTTCACCACGACGGGCCACCTTTTGGATCTCCTCGTTCTTGATCGACGTCACATACTCCTTGATCTTATTACCCATGTTGGCAATCTTGTTGATTGCTCCTGGGATTGCCACGTTGTTATATGTGTTGGTATAGATCAGTGACTGACCAGGGGTTGAGATGATGGAGTCGTGAACAAATAGAACTGGCCTAGGTGTCTTGCGATCCTTATTAGCCTCGATTGTTGTCCACTTCACAAGATCACCGTCCATGGCCTGAATAGTCAGAACCGCGAACTGGCGACCCTGTGCAGTACCTAGTGGGTTGTGGAATGCGTCATACTTCATGGTCTTTCGATTGAGGAAGTATTGTGTGCCCTTTGATCCGGACGGCACCAGCTGCTTGGCTACTGTAGGTACTTCAACCTCTTCACCGGTAGTCGGGTTGACCAGTGTGTCAGTCTGCCATTGTGGCTTCTTGAGCATTACTTCAGTCCCATCTGGTAGAGTCTGCTTAGTGATTACTTGGCTGGTGCTTCCGCCAGCAGCCTTATTGACTGGTGCAGCACCTACCGGGGAAATGACCAGATGGTCACCGGTGATACCTTCCAGTACAATCGGCTTATTGAGTACTGCAGAGTACCGACCGATATTCTTCATCATGTTGACTGAAGAGCTATCAATCAGTTGGCGTAGAGACATTTCGACTGCTGACGATAATACATGTGCCGCTGATGTAGTGTCAGGGTAGACACTCTCAGTTAGATACTGTGCTGCCAGATCTCGGTACATCTTGTCAGTCTCCATCAGTTCCAGCATAACATCACTGAACATCGACGCATCCTTACCATACGAGTTCTGCATCAGCGGCTTCTTGAAGAAATCCTTTGCAACACCTGCTAGACCATCTGGATGCTCCGCCTTGGCAGCAGCCCAGAATGCGCGCCATGCCTCAGCCTCTTCAGGCTTGTCATGGAGAATGGCTTGTAGATGATGAACCATCGTATCCATACCGAACACACGCATGTCACTCTGATTCGGATTGGCAGTTGACAGACGTAACAGCGAATCCGAAGATGAGCTACTATCCTTCAGTCCAAAGAATAGCGACTGCAGGAAGATACCGTTCTGATTACCGTCATCGAATGAATGATGGGTCAGAGCCATTGAATGCTTGTTGGTTTTAGGATTGTCGAACAGAGCCTTGGCTTTGAAGAAGTCATCCCATAGGTTAAGTGTACCCAGGGCTTCACCCTTCTCAGTGGCGGTCCACAGAGACATCATCTCTTCATCAACATCGCCGCCAAGATTCTCTAGGGCAGCATTATACTTCTCACCTAGACTGGCAAGCTTCTCACCGATGGCCGGATTGTACAGCCTAATCGCATCGGCCACAGGTAGCTTCGTCACATTGTGAACCGTGTTAGTGTCAATGGCAGTATAGTAGTACATCACAGCATTGTGCATGGTACCGATGGCACCTAGTTCATTCGGAGTCAGCTTATTCAGTTCCGCCTGCACCTTACTTCCGGGGCCATTCAGAACATAGTCAGCCTTACGCTGCATGATGGCGACGCCACGAGGATCAAACAGATGGTCTACCTTGACAGTATCCTGGTAGGCCAGACCTATGACGTCACGAACCACACCTTTGCTTCCCATGTAATCCGTATCGAAGTTATTCGGGTAGAATCGCTGGTTGCTGTTTGAGTGGATCCATTCGCTGTACCGTAGACCAGGAGACTTCTGGATTGACTTCATCGAGAATTCAATCTCAGACTTCTTCTGCTCCATGATCTTGAGTGCTTCCTCTTCCTGTAGCTTACCGAAGTTTGCCACATGAGCGGAATTGTTCTTGTCATATCCTGACGGTACCTTCACTCGGTGCTTGGTAGCTAGGTATGCACCATTGTCAACACCATTGCGTTTTGCAAGTGGGTGTGTGCTGTACATGAACTTACCCTCTGGTGTTGTCTGTACATACTGTGGATCGAATACTAATGCAAGTTCCTTGTTCTTACGATCAAGATCCTTGTTACGGAATACCAGAGCTACTGACCCAAGGATATTCTTGGTTAGATTGGCTGCCTTAGTATTGTATCCTCGGGCACCTACCGCATTCTTAGTCATCTGTGGGCCACCGGCAGAGAGAGCACTACCTGAATGCGTCGGGGTAGAACTTGATCGACGACGAGTCGTATCTCCTACCACCGCTTCAGCAGTACGTAGTAGATTCATTGACTGACGCTTCAATTCTGGTGCAGCCTCAAGGACTACACGACCATTGACATCATTGGTTGGAATGAAATCACCACGATTGATCTTGTCAATCACAATAGCCTTCGCCAGTACGTCAGTACTACCGGGGCTCAGCTTAATACCCATACGACGTAGACCGTTGTCTAGGAAGTGTCGAGTACTGTTGATCACATTTGGCATGTAATCCTGTGTGTCAGCCAGCTGATCAGCATCAGGAGACTTGGCATCCTTCTTGGCAACACCGATCTGTGACGTAGCCTGACCTAGAGCCAGACCTGCCATGGTGGAGATCACTTGCGCGGTCTCCGTATCGGCCATGTTATTGTCGAACAGGACTTTGGCGCCAGCAGGAACCACATTGCCTTCACCGTCAGACATACCTGCATAGGTACCGTTGGTGAACAGTGCTTCCTGCGCATTCATTGTGGCAGTACCAAGATCGGTACCAACCTGATCAATGTAGGTATCCAGTGACTTGTATTGCTCATTCAACCGAGCAGTTACCCTGGCATTCTGCGGTGACAGTGATTCGTCATTGGCCCATTGCTGGGTTTCCATAATCTGCCGGATACCCGTCTGAGCATTGCCGAAGGGATCCGTGGCAATTGCCTTGATAGGTTCTTGCACAGATGCGTATGCAGCACGTTCAGCAGCAAGCTGATCGTTGTAGTCCTGCATAGTGATAGTACGCATCTTCGGTTGACCAGTTGCCGGGTCAATGACTGGTTCACCAGTATTAGGATCGTACACGGGCTCTTGTTGAGCAGCCGGCGAGAACTCGCTACCGGAGATATCTGCAATGTCCTGCCCTGACTGAATTGGCATGCTGTTTTCCAGCATAGGAATACCACGTTCAATGTCAGCAGGTTGCATCGTCGGGATTTGACCGATCGACTGCATGACATCTGAGCGAGGATCCGGTGCTCGGGTAGCTGAATAGCCCAAGCTATTTGAGAACATATCACTCAGTTGTTTTGCTGAAGTGACTGATCCACCACCCAAAGGCGCAACTTTGGTGTTTAATGGAATTGCCATTGTTTACTTCTCCTTAACTAGGTTGGAAGCTTCTTGAGCTACAACCGGGAAACTACCGACTAGAGGTAGCGACTTGACCAACTTCTTTGTACCAGATTCTGTTTCACCGGTACCCAACTCATACATTGCCCTAACAGCACGGTCAGACCATGACAGAGGAGGGCTTGCATCGCGTAGACTCTGATAGGCATATGTGAATGGTGCCTGAGCCGGATCAGCCTTCTTGTTACCGTACAATGGTGCCACAGTATCAATCAGACTTTCTACTCTACCCACGATACCTGAGCCGTACATTGCACGTTGTACCTTCTTGACGTTACTCTTGAGGTATGGATTGTCGTCATCACCGTAAGCTAGAATGTCCTTTAGGATGTTTGCCATATAGGCGAACACTAGGGACATTGCCATAGTAGAGAATGCCTGGAAGCGCATACCTGTGGAACCGTCCTTGATGTAGTCCTTATACATCCTTGGTAGGATGGTTGATGTCATTGCTCCGACGAATCGGGTCATGGCAGTGAACACGCGTAGGCGGGGGTCATGGTAGTACTTCGGCAAATTGGCGGTCTGTGGGTTTGTGACCCGTTGATCGACCATATTACGCAGGCCCACCATCAGTTCATCCCGAAGCTGTTGCACCGGGTTATCAATAGGTAGCCGCTCGCGTGAGCCTGAAGCGATCGATTCTAACATTTCATCTAAGGTAGCCGGGTCAGTACTGTTCATGTGATCCATGATTGACAGTACCTTCTCGACGTCAATACCCCATGACTGCATTTCCTTTAGAGAGTAGAACTGCTCCTTCGTCATGTCAACACCTGTTTGGAATAGACGTGAACGATCCTCCTTCGGGATAGCTAGCAGTGATGTCAGCTTGCTGTTGAGAATATCACCTGCCATTGACAGCGTAGCAATACGAGTAGCATTGGTAATAGCATGCAGGCCGATCATTGAAGAGAACACTTGCATGGTCTTCTTCATATTGGCACTATTTGTTTCAAACTTAGCTTGCGTATTGTATCCGCTATCGTTGTACCCTAGACGTTCGAACAGAGAACGACCCATGTACTTCTTATGGAATTTCTTCACCTTCTTTGCAAAGGCATCCATCTGTTCTTGTGTCGTATTGGGGTCAGAATTCAGCCTGTCAAACTCTTCATCCAGCTTCTTGAGTTCCACATGTGCCCGGCCGTTAGGTGTGTTGCGGGCATAGGACAGACCTAGGGATGCGGTCGTGAATGACACACCCTTATTGATCTCAGAACGTAGCTCGTTGAACATTTCCTTGACAGCCACCCCCAGCTGCTCAGCCACCCTAGGGCCAGAGGTACCCATCGTTGACATAGCGATTTCTGGAATGGAACTTAGCGCGGCTTTCCCAAGCGACGCCAGCATAGTTGCTGTGACACCCCATCCAACCATCTTCTCGATGAATGGATAGTTCTCAAGTGTATTGTAGGTACCCGTGGCGATCTTATAGAAGTCCTTAGTATTCTGGACAGCATCGAGGTATTCAGCTTCGCTACCAAACTCACCTGATTGCTTGGCCAGATGTAGCAGCTTCGCCAGATTGGCACCACCATCACCTAGGTAGATCTTTTGGGCAGCATCAGTGGCAATCCTATGTTTGAAGTTCTCGAATGCGGCGAATATATTGGGCTCGAAGAGGTCATTCAAAGTATGATCCTTGAATACGCCGTGGGCTTCCATCCACGCCTTGGCCGGTCCCGCAACTGCCGGATTACCGGAGATGAGTCCCTGTACTGCATCACGGGCTTCGCGCATACCGCTACCGTTGGCTACCATAGTATTAATCAAACGACCTTCGTTCTGGGCAATCCGTTTTGGATCAATGGTAGCATCTACGAATACGGCATTGAGAGAACCGAACTTCGAGGTATCGTAACCCAGTTCCCTCAGCAGTTCCTCCGCCTGGGCGGTAATTCCATCTGCTTCATCCTTCCAGTGTTGGAGAGTATCAGCTTCAGGTGATCCGCCTATGCGACCACCGTTAGACCACGTAGTCTGCCATGCCTCCTTCAGAAGCTGACTGACCCGACTTACCGGTACCTTCAATTGAGTAGCCAATGTTTCAGCATCAGTAGTACTCCATTCACCGATGATCCGCTGACGGAAGCCGTCATATGAATCGCCCGGTAGGACACCGGTCTGCATAATCGACTTCAGGATCGGTAAGTAGAACTTGAGTTCACCATTCTGCTTGCGTAGGCTTCTGACAGTAGTATCTGCCAGTGATCGCAGGAGTCTTATCGGATCCTTGACAACTGACAGGAATCCATTCCAGTATCCAGGCTTCCCGGTCATGTCGGAGAGCTCGTCAATTGGTTGCGAAAGGTTAATGGCGTTTACCTTAGAAATGGCGTCGAGAACGGACGTAACACCGCGAGGATCACCTGGGGGTAGCCCAGCCTCAGCAAACGCTTTCTGCTGTGCCTGGAATGCCATTGCATCATTCATGTTACTTTCGTATATACGCTTGGCATCAGCTGCCGAACCCCATTGTGCCATATCGATGGCAACACCACCGGCATGCATACCACCACCCATGACAGCGCCACCGATGGCGGCATCTACTAAGGCGTTATAGAAGTTCTTCTCGTAGCGTAGATCAGGGTCGATCTCACCAGATGTCGCGAAGAGTTCAAGAAGTGTCTGTCCTGTCTCAGTGACCGACTCACCAGCGGCTGCAGTGCCGATCGAACGAATACCCGCCAGCATTGCCTCCTTGGATGCATAGTGCTTCTGCGCGAACTCGGCTCCGGCGCCGGCAAGCTCCATGATAGTCTTCTTCGATGCATCCATCAGCATCTCTTCGGCTTCCTTGGCGGTAGCTGCCTTAGCAGATGCCAGCATTGCGTCTACTGCTTCCTTACGGCCAATCTGACTGAAGATGTTACCACCTTTGATGATACCCTCAAGACCCACTCGATCGAGCACAGCAGATCCGATACCGGCAGAGAGTGCCAGTGCCGCGTTCTTCTTATCATCTGGTTGATCAGCGTAGAATTGACCACTGTATACCACAGCTGATGGTAGGGCTGAGCCCATGAAAGCCACAGCGGCGGTCGGAGCAGCTACCCCAGATGCTAGAGCAGCACCAGCCATCATTCCCATCATCGGTAGTGTACCCGCAATTAGATTACCGGCGTATGTAGCTGCATCAGTGATCGTATCCCATGTGTCGCCACCTGTCCTGATATCACGGATTGAATTCAGTGTATCAGGTAATTGTCCCGACAGCATCTTCTGAGTAGTAACTCCTTCGCGACCCTTCTGAGCCAACCACTCCCATTGATTGGCGTCACCGGCCATCTGTAGATATCCATAGAAACCCTTCTTCAGATCCAGCATAGCACTATCAAAGGATGTACTAAACTGGTTCTTGGCCTGATTCATGATGGTACGGTCACCTTTACGGATGGCAACTGCACCGGCGAAGTCAGGGGTGGTGCCTGCGAAGAACAGTTTGTCCTTGGCTTCTTCGCGTTGCTTCTCTAGTTTGGCCCTAGTATCAGGACGTAGACCAGGATCCTTTAGAATGCCCTCTAGACGACTGATCTCTTCAATCTGTTCCTTGACAGCTTGGATACCCACCATGGTCTTGGCGGCAGCATATTGCGCTTCGTCAGCCATGACCATCTTAGGGATGTACAGCGGATTGCCGCCAGCTTCCTTCACACGACGCTCATGTTCCTCCCGCGCCAGACGAATCATCGGGTCAGCATCAGCCATGGTCGGCATAATGCGTGACATGGCGCGTATCATCCCGTTATCCTTGGCAGCCGTATCGCTGGTGTACGGGTTCATCTCGGTCAGTCCGAGAGCCGTAACCATATCACCCAGACTATTGCCGGCAGTATCTTGCTGGTCAGCCACTTGACGACCATACGGATCCTTCTTACCGACAGGTACTAGGTTGGTATAACCACCCAGTCTGGCTACTTCATTGACGTTCTGTTCAGTCCTATCCCCTGCTTGCTGGGCTGGAACAAAAACGCCCCCTTGGACCTTGGCAGTCTCGGGAGCGTTGAATCCTTTCAGACGATAACGCTGGCCACCGATATCGAGAGTATCGGCGTCAACATTTCGTACAGGGGAACCCACCGCTTCACCGTCAACAGTTTTGACTTGAGATTTGGTACTGGCAGCTTCTGTTTCCAGAAGACCGCGCATCATGTCTTCCCACATAGATAGGTTCCTTTATAGCTGTATGAAAACAGCGTTAACGGTTTACAGTGTTATCCTTCACCCACAACAGGAAAGGACTGTAACTGGGTACAGCACGGGCTTTCACCGCATAGTCTTTTTGAATCTTATCAGGTAGCGCTTTGAACTGGGATTCCCAGTGAGAGCTCACCTTCTCGGGAGTCAGTTCGACACCACCACGCCGACCTTCTTGGACCGCCTTTTGAATTGCATTACCATAGTTGAAAAGCGCTTCTTCGCCAGGGCGACCAGGCTTACCGTCAGCCTTCTCTACTTCATACATTGCTTTGTTGGTAGGACGCATTGCGATAACTGCGCTACCATAGACGATACGACGTAGTGCTTCCGGTGTTAGCTCGTTGAGCTTCCGACCACGATAGTTTTCCTGCATGTCGGCAATGGCATTGTCAACCACCTTACTAAAGTCTTCGGGCTTCATGTCGTAGCCCATATCACGACGTAGTGACATGAACTCTTCAGTTAGGCCTTCAGCATGAGTCTTGGCGACAGCATCGGTGTAGGATTTGTCAATCGGCTTCCCGTCGCGGCTGTTCATTGCTGACAGACGACTGGTTAGCCGCTTGCTGATCGAATCCCGTTGATCCTTCTCTTGCTTGTTGAATTCAGAAGCTGATGCCACAGGAATACCTGCTTTGGCGGCATCGACGAATCCACCAGACTTAGGGTCACGTACCATCATATTGTTCTTATCGTCCCAGAAATACTGTAGCTCCTCGCCGGTCTTTGAGTTGTAACCACTGACAGGAGCCCGTGGCTTACCGTCTTTTGAAGTATCAACCTGATTGGTAGATAGTACATGGAGAGCCTGAGCCAACTTAGCCTCACGAACGGCAGGCGTGACACCAGGAGCACGGGACTCCTCAAAGAGCTTAATGGCAGCCGCCTTCGCTTCTGGTGAAGCCTTATCCATCTTCTGGTAGTACGTATTCTCCAGGGTCTGGTTACGCTCGCGAACATCCTTAGCTGCCTCAACCTGTCCTTTACGGATGATTTCATCCTGCTTTGCGGCAGCCATAGCTTGTGCCTGACGACGTTCATCAGATGACTTCAGGGTAGCCAGACCCGCAAAACGAAGTGAACCACCAGTAGAACCACCAGTAAGCATACCACCAGCAGCAAGTAGACTGAATCGAATGAGGTCTTCTTCATTGAACACCCCAGTAGGCCCGAAGATCTTGGCGAGACCTTGAGCCAGCCAATTCTTAGGTTCCACACCGGGCGGCGGTGGGCTTGCCTGAAGCTTGCTGAGTTCTGACTTAACCGTAGGATCCTCCAGAGTACTATCCATTTGGCCGGCACGAGCCAGTCGGGCAGTCTCAGCAGCTGACTGATCATCCTTCTGTGGCTGAGGCATCTTTGTCGGACTCTTCGGGATCATGGAGAAGCCATCAGGTGCCTTAGGTGATGGTGCCGGTACTACAGGTGCTGCTTCAGCGGCAATACGATTCTCTTCGAACCTAGCCGGTGCCGTACTCACAGATTGACCAGGGATGGCTGATGATCCGGCAGGCTTTGCTGTACCTGAGTAGTTACGGCCCAGAGCAGGCATGGTGGACTGATCATTGAACTTACGCTCAAGTTCAGCCAGACGCAGCCTTGCCTTACCACGCTCATTGGCAGGGGTGGACGGGTTCTCAATATACCTCTTGAGAGTCTTGATCTCCTCATCCACCATCGGATTACCGTTTACTGTGACAGGCTGAGACCAGCGATTGGCGAACTCTGCCTGAGCACGAATATCAGTAGGTGGTGGTGGAACAGGATGGGCAGCTAGCCGTCGAGTCTCAGCAGCGGACTCGTTTTCTTCAGGGACACCCTTATTGTAACTCATGATCGCCCGCATCTTCTCAAGATACTTCGGATCAGTGGCATACTTGCGACCATCAGGACCGGTGAGTCCACCGACGAACTTGTTCAGGTCCGAACCAGAGCCGACAGCGCCAGGGAAGTTCTTCTCGATCAGCGAAGAATAGTCATCGAAGAATTCCTTCGGGCTGGCGTATGAGCGATAATTGTCATTCGACTTCTCGATTTTATCGTTAGCCTGTTTGGAACCTTCTCGATTGGAGAAATCCTTGATATTACCGAGATTGTTATTGCCGACGACAGACTTACCCCAACCAGTTTCATGTCCGAGTTGTGCCAGGATGATGGACTTATCAACACCCAATCGGTTACCAGCTTCTTCGGCATATGGCCCGAAGTAGCTCATGAATGAGTCGCGATTACCTGCTTCGTACGGTACCTCTACTTTGCCATCTGCATAACCCTTGACACCACCCGGCTGACGATTACGCATACGACCCTCATTTACGAGAGCTTCGATGACTGGCTTATAGGCACTATCCTGAGCCACTGATGCAGGAATAACAGCTTCACCAGGGGTGAGCATTGCAGGGATAGTATCTGACGGACCAGCTTCAGGATTCTGCAGGGTAACAGGAGGAATAATTCCGTGATTGACAGGAGGGATTCCTAAAGTCTTAGTTGGTTGATTGGTTCCTTTATTATTACTTTTAATAGTAGTGTTAGGTTGACCAGTACCAGACTTCGGTATTTCTAGAGTACCATCAGAGAAACCATTCTTCTCTTGGGTAATACTCGCAGGGTTGATCTCTAGTCCCTCTGCTTTGGCTTTCGCCAACTCTTTCGCCATCTTGATCTTGTGAAGATCCTTCTTGCGCGCTTCATCAGCGAGGGTCTTGATAACCGTCATCTGATCCTTGACGCGTCCGGCATTGGCCTGGACCTGTGCTTTAACTGATAACGGACCCATTGATTCTCCTTGATTCTTTACTTACCACCGCCTCCACCACCGCCAGCGCCGGCATCACCGCCAGGACCAGATGCATCTCCTTCGGCACCGTTTCCGATGCCAGAGCCAGATGATGCGTCTCCACCGACGCCAGTACCGCCACCACCTTCACCAGCAGAATCCCCACCACCAAAACCACCGGATACTGCACCAGCATTCCATACATTAGGTTGAACTTGCTGTACAGTAGGTACCGCCTGCTGCTGCTGAGATGTGGCAAAGCCATGCGGACGATATGTTACGGGTGCTGCACTGCTTGATTGAGCACGATCGCCATAGTATCCGGTAGCTGCAGTTGATCCCCAAGGGCGATTGAGTACAGTACCGCCAGCGGCAGCAGGGAAGCCCTTACCACCGGCATTGGTTGTACCCCAGGCGTAACCCATGGCCTTACGTTCTTCAGCATCCAGACGTTCCTTACGGGACACAAGTGCCTGCTTAGCTTGACCAAGACCACCATCATTACCTGTAGCAGTCTTTACAGACTTTTCCATAGCTTCACGGCCACTGTTAACCATGCGATCCCAGATCGATTGCACAATGCCTTTGCTCTTGTCATCAGGTACCTTAGTAGTACCATCAGCCAGTCCAAACAGACCGCCAACAGCATTACCGGCATATCCGCCAAGCTTGGATCCTATCATTGTACCCAGTGGGCCGAATGTAGATCCGAGCGCCGAGCCTAGAGCAGCACCGGCAGCTTGATCATATTCTCCCTTCATAGCTCCACTCATAGCAGCACCTAGTGGACCCAATACCTGAAGACCAGCGGCAGCCGGCGCAGCGGCCGAAGCCATCTCACTTACATTGCCAGTCATTTCAGCAGCATTACCTACTCCACCCACAAGCGTATCGCCTGATGTTGCAGCCAGAGGGGCAGCATTCATATATTCACCGACACCTTTGGCTGCACCATCCACAGCTTTGTTAGCCAGAGCACCACCAACCTGCTGCACCATCTTGTCTTGCAGACTAGGTTCACCCATGACAGGGGCAGGTACTCCTTCAGGGCCTGACGCACCGAGAGGTGCAATCATGTTATTATTCTTTTGTTTACCTTGACCAGTCACCCAGCCCCAAGGTTGGTTATAGTCGATCATTACTTTCCACCTCCACTGGCTACTTGTTGTTGACGTGCAGGATTGCCGTAAATAGTCGATGCATATCGCTGCAGAGCTTGCCAAGGAGCATCAACTTGTTCTTGTTCAATACCGCGCTCTTGAGCACCTAGATTGGAGAATGCTTGTGCTGCACCAGAAGCCAGACCAGACATACCGGCTACGTTCTGACTCAGACCTTGTTCAGCTGCCATCTTGTTCTGGAAGTTCTGTTGTGCGGCCTGTTGGTCAATCGTGGCAAATTGTGCAGCTGTGGCGGCATTTTGGGCTCCTTGTTGTACAGCCTGACGTGCGCTACCGAGGGTACCGGCCTGACCGAAACCCTTGTTCATTTCAGCAGTACGCTGTCCAGCTTCTAGGATAGCTCGATCCTTGAGTGCCTTTGTATCGTAGCCACCGGTATTGGCAAGCTCTGTTAGGCGATCCTGCTGACCACTCATTGCACCCAGACCCCTATTTGTAGTATCAGCAATAGCATCAGATCCGGTACCGAAGGCGCGTGATAGGTTGGTGTTCTTCCCAGCCACCGTTCCCAGTTCTCCACTATTGAACATACCTTCGGCAGCATTCCCCACATTCTTAATGTAGGGTACTGCCCAATCAGGGATCGTCGCGGCGGTACTTGTACCTCCACCGCCTTTGGCCCGACGAGACTTAATCTTCAGATTGAACATTGAGGACTCCTATGTTATTTCTTTACGCATTACGTGATATACAGTTTCGAATCCTGGAATTGCCTTGGGTAGTACCTTAGACCACCCAGGACGGCCCCACTGTTCTACTGCCTTGCAGTTATTCTCTTTGGCGAACTTCTCCACCACATAATACTGGTCAGCCCAACCCTCGAAATCGTTACCGGATGTCGCAACAATATGCAGAGTTCTGTGGGTGCTGTAGTCGATAAACTTTGTGAGGGTTACTGAGACAACATTATAATTGTCGTCCGTAACTACCCACAGCTGAGCCTGAAAGTTCAGAAGACGACGTAGGTAATCTGTGAGGGTCGATTCACCGACACCGTGGTCGATTGCCTGCTTAAGAAGGTCTTTCACCAGATGCCAATTCTCTGCTATTTGGTCTGGGAGTGCTAGGGTTGTGTGCATTCAATTCCTCTATTTAACAATTATCTACATTAGGTACCAGTAAGTACTAAATAGGAGTATATCGTATAACAATAATACCCTGCGCACCAGTACCGGTAGCAGATGGGGCCGAACCTGTATTATACCAACCGGATCCACCACCGCCACCGCCATATAAAGCACCGGGACCACCGGCTCCAGCAGGAGACGCGGTGGCACCTGATCCACCACCACCGCCACCACCCGCGCCGTGTGTCGTCCACTCGATACCTGCGCCACCAGCGCCCCCGCTCACGCCAGTAGTAGCAGGTCTTGAGCCGCCACCACCACCGCCGCCGAATGCACCGGCACTACCTGCTGTTCCGCTCCCTCCACTTCCCCCGCCTGTACCGCTAGGACCATGACCACCAGCACCGGCCGGATCGGACGAAGTCGATGCCCCGCCGGCAGTAGATGATCCACCTCCTGCTCCACCACCTCCTGCTCCATTAAAGTTTACGGATGAACCTCCAACACCCCCTGCCTTTCCACCCCCGCCAGGACCTGCCGCACCACCACCGCCGGCACCCCCGCGCGAGTCGGAGCCGATGCCGCCGCCGGCACCACCAGAGTACTTTGTTGTACCGATACCAGACGCTGCGGCTCCACCAGCGCCGCCAGTACCAGAAGTGGCATTACCTGCGCCTCCGCCTTTTGCTCCGCACAGAGACGACGCGAAGTCGGTTCCACCGATCCATGTGTCCCCACCTGCCACAGTCTCAGCACCGCCTGAGCCTACTGACAGATTGGCTCCATTAGCCAGTGTTGTAGTAAGGACCTTCGAGTACGCACCTCCACCACCTCCGGGCTTGATGTGAGCAGTGTTCACAGCACTGGATCCCGCACCGCCGCCGCCACCAATACATTCGATAGTATCGGCGAATCCGGGCCATCCACTCGGGGCTACAAATGTGGAGCCAGACGTGATAAACATGATCGACTGCGCTGCGCCCAGAGAGAAGAATAGACCACAATGTCCTACCAATGAGCTCATGCGAATCCTTTAGCCAGTGTAGCGTTCCAAGCAGTACCGGCATTGAATGTTGTAATCGCCAGCACATCTAATGCTCCGCTACCGGTACTGACAGAACCGGCCGTGCCTCCCGCCCATTTAAATGAAGCGGGCCATGCAACAGTTCTGGGAGTAGAATCCTGAGTGAAACGGACCATGATAGATGCACCACTGGTAGGGATATTGGAGAACGTAATGCTGGTCACGTTGGCGTCGAGGGCCAGAGTGAAGTAGCTGCCGAGTGCGCAATTGATATTGACCACACCCGATGATATCGACAATGCTGTTACTACTGCGGAGTTGTATCCTGGTGGATCAGCCCATTTGGCACCGGTAGCTTGTGTACTGTCCGCTGTCAACACCTTGCCGTTATCACCGATAGCCAACATTGCAGATACATTATCCGCAGTACCGATCGGGATATCTCCCCTAGCACTGTAGGTAGGATCGTTGGAAATTGTCCTTGCATCTACGTAAGCTGTAGTGGCTAGTTTAGTGGAATTATCACCCGCTGTCTGAGTCGGTGCAGTCGGCGTTCCTGTCAGGGCCGGGGAAGCTAAAGGTGCCTTAAACGCCAGCGCAGTAGATACCGTAGCAGCAAATGCCGGGTCATCTCCTATAGAGTTGGCCAGCTTATCCAGAGTATCTAAGCTGACTGGGGCGCCACCTACAACCGCATCGATTGCTATATCAGCGATATCTTGCAGTGTTGCTTTTACAGTGGTGGCGGACTGAACAATCGGAGTCTCTTCGGTCCCGACTAGCGCACCTGCTGCCGGTAACGCCGAAATTTTTACTAATGCCATATTCTCTCCTAGACTATGAAGGATCCGCCTTCTGTTGTCAAATAATCACTCGCCTCAGTAATGAGGTAATAATAAGTCGGATCATCCGAGCTGGCAGTAAGCCCATTACCCTCCGCAACCCATCTGTTCATTTCGACCTTCAGCAGATTAGCCTTGCCGTTTGGGGCGATCTCCAATGTGACGTCCTCGGCAGCGCTGCTCAGTACGAATATAGTACCGGACGGATAGGTGATGTACGCTGTTATCGCCGACATATTGACCAGGGTAATTGTACTACCGTTCTCGGCTAGATCGTCCTCGATTCTTACAATAGCTTCCGTCGCTGATGCACTAGAGTAGAAGTGACCACCATATTCGTCAGAAATCTCTATAGTTCCATCAAGAAGTGTTTGCGCCTGGAACATACCAGATTGCGGGTATACCCACTCCATCAGGCCATTGAGAAATGAATTGGCTGTTGGTGCCCCAGTTGTATCTAGTTTATCTATTGTTACCGAGTCATCGGCAAGCTCATCCGATGTTACTGCGCCAAGAGCTATCTTGGTGGTTGTAACCGACCTATCAGCGAGCTCGTCAGTACCGATCATACCTAGACCTAGTAGATCGTCTAAGTCAATTGCGATACCGGTATCAACACTCCACTTGTAACCAGGAGGTAGGGCTTGTATACGCAGATCCACAGCCCTGCCGCCTAGGTTGCGGTAGTAAACACCCTTGGTTGTACCGAAGCCACCATCAGGTACCTCGAACCATGTATATTCTGACGGAACAATGGACTCTGAGGATGTCTCTGAGTTCTTTACTCCGTAGAAGTATCTATTGGTGGGTGAATTGGAAAAGTTGATACCTGTACGATCATCAGCATATTTGACATGAAGATACCGATAGGTGTAACCGATGATACTATCATCAACGGGATTCTTGATGATACCCGTACCCTGATCATGTACTGGCTGAGCCGGTAGACCATTCAAGTATGCAGCTACCTCCTGGTTCCATGCATCCAGTTCAGGGTTGTCGGTAAAAGGAGGAAGAATATGCATACTTTACCTCCGGTTGGCTGGTCGTAGGCTCAAGCCTAGGAATGATAGTTTCCAGTATGCATCACTCTGGATTCTGTAGTTGAGAAAACGACCTACTGTCCGTGGGTCTACCTTATAACCTTGAGATTCGCTCCGCGGAGAGATCGTGAACATATCCCTACCGCTGATATTGGAGAAGTCTGGTGCTTTATCGTACATGTTCTGTGAGGTGACGTACACTTGTACCGTGTCTGTTACATCAGATACTTCTAGTACTGGTGTCAACCCATCGATGTAGTTATTACCGAATGGATCCTCTGTGAATAGTCTTGACCTCTCGGCGTACGATGTATAGTCTGTATATGCGCTTCCTGACACGCTGTACATCTGGTACCCATCATCTAGTAGATGCACCCGATTGGCTCCAGTTGTAGCCAGTAATCTTTCATTACCTTGCTGCCAGGACACACCTGATAGGTTTGGTGAAGGGAAGATATTAGTTACACCGGGTAGTGTGCGGATTGTCCAATTGTCTTCCTTGTAATTATAGATCAGAGCTTTATCACACTTACCGTTGGTATTACCAGATGATACGTAGCAAACCCAGATCTCTTTAAACTTGTTGTTCTTAACTACGAAGGTCTTATCAGTGTAACTCTGGTTGAGATCACCGTAGAAGAAGTCTCGCATCCTTCCATAGACCATTGACGTGACTTTACCTGAGCCGTTGTGAGAGTAGATATCATTACGGTCCACTACGAAGTGCATCCCATCAACTTCACACACACAGTTCACTGACATAGCTCCGTAACCCAGTGAATAAGGTCTGACGTTAGGGATGCCATTTACCAGTGATAGAATATGTACGCTGTCCGATGAATAGATAAACATCTGCCCACGCAGTTCATATAGATCTACGATAGGTGTCTTGGTGTTGATCTCGAATTCATCTGCGGTATCTGTGGTCAATCCCGGTTCCCAAATGGAAGGGAAACCGCCAATAGGTGCCTGGACAGAGATACGTAGGGATGCTGGTGCATATTTTGACGTCACACCGTCATTGATTGTTAGATTGGCAGCCACGATTGAGTATCCGAATGGCCGCAACACCTTAGCTGTGACAGTCAAGCCTGGAGAGTAATTCCAACCGGGAAATGGGATGAGAGATAGATCGGCTAACGGATCCTGATACAGTGCATACAGTGGTGCATGATCACCATCATTGAATATGATTGCGTATCCACCACCGAAGTAATCTGTTTGCCAGACACTGCCTGTATAAGTTCCCGGCGCATTCAGCATAGCAGTCTCAACACCTGAGCTTGAAACTCTATTGATCACACCACCCTTACCTAGGATAGTATAACCAGCATCCGGCCGTTGCCAATGCATACCAACATCTGGTGTGTTAGTGGGTGTTCTGAATGTAGTTTCACCGAGAATAGTCTCAACGGCGCCATTCTTGAAGCGGACATTGAGAGCATCAGTGAAGATGTTCGGTTGAAGATTGACAGGAGCAGTGTCCTTGTTAAGACCACCTTGTCCAAGATTCTTTACAGGAACTACTGACATGTAGGGTTTCCTTTATTCGTTCTGTTTCTCCAGAATGGCCTCGTATGCTTTACGGGTCTGCTTCAGGGCTTCTTTGAGGATGTCGGCTGAGGCAGCTTCCCCTGCAAGAAATTCTGCATCCTCTCTAGATAGTTCTTCTCCAGTGCTAGGGACTCTTGTGCACTCAGAGGTGGTAATGGTGGTAGTCTCAATGACGACTGGGGTACCACTGTTACGACTGGGTCTGCTGCGCAGGCTACTAATGAGAGCAGCATGACGATCATTGATAGCTTTGATTTCATTCTCTTTCTCCATCAGACTATCCTGCATTTGCTTCTGCAGGTCGGCTTCCATCTGTCGCTGTTTGGCATAGAAGGCATCTAGCTGCTTACGCTGTTCTTCGCGATAAGCAGTAAGTTTTGCCTCACCAATTTGTTCAGCTACAGCATATCCGCTCTGATAACCTGAGTGATGGAGATACCATCCGCCTCCTGCTAGGGCGGTCAATACCGCGACAACTGCAACAATGCGAGTAATCAGCGGGGACATCATGATCCAAGGCATTTAGCGTATTCCTCTTTACGTCGCTTAGTTAATCCGGGAAGCGACATCCCCTTGAATTTATCCCATCTTAGGATCTCTTCACATGCTCTCTTATAGTCACCGGCATTAAGGTATTTGGCCAATGTTGAGCTACAGAAGGCTCCGGCTCCAATGTTGTAAGTGAGGGAAACATATGCATCGAATTCGTATTGGTACATAGGTACTGGGGCGCATTGTTTGACAGCCTTCTCAAACTTGTCAGCATCCTTCAAGAGTCTGACCAGTGCTCTTTCTACGGTGATAGTATCACCCATTCTTACACCGTCGGTAGTACCAAAACCGATGGTGGGTACGTCCCCTTTCAAGGGTTTGTAGGCTTGATCCCGGTACCCTTCATGCAACGCAATCGTAACCAATGCAGCTGCTGATAGAGCCAGTGTTGCTATCTTACTTCTCATGACGATCCTTCTTCTTGCCGAAGAGGTCGCTCCAAATGTGGTACAATTTGTGTGCGATCATCAGCACAGTGTAAATCAGTGTAGCCCATAGTATGATATCCGATACACTATATCCTGCGATAGCAGCTAAAGATACACTTACTGATGGACCAGTTTTCGCTGCAATTGCCGGCAACGAGTCGGAAGCCCCACCCAACGAGATTGTATTATTTGACATAGATTCTTTCACTTTAGATCCGACATGGGGCAGTCGGTCGGTTATATTATTATGGTGATGAGATAAATTCTCCATTCGAGATTTGAGCCAAGACTCGTAGATCATTTGACATTCCTACTTTATCTAGAACGGTGCCCGGTGTTAGTGTTGCCACTTGGTGCGGTGTTGCAAAGCGCTCTCGCTGTAGCAAATAATAGAGCACATCATCTAGTGTATAGAATATGAGCACATCTGTTACGTTGAGTAGCACCATCTCATCCCGCTTGTCGTCGTGGCATAATTTTGGTGCACCGGCTCCTGCTGGTAATGTTACTGTGATGAAGTCTTCTATGACCGAATCATAATAATAGATCTTACTTGTACCATCCACCAGCTTATATCCTAGGTTTGGACGCATGTTTGAATCGAAGGCAAATGATAACTGTGCTATCGACATTACACCTGTCAATATCGTATACACGACTGATGTATTTAGGTTTGTCAAATAGATGGTACCAGTCGAAGGTGTGTATGATGACTGCCAATCATGTATATTGATACCCTGCGACGGATCAGAAATTGCCACACCACCCTTCTCCCGCTCGACAGTATTGATGCTACTGCTGAAGTTGTCGGGTGATAGAAGATCTACCCCCGAGTCAGCTACAGGGGAAAAGAGATCTGATTTAATCATTATACACGACCCCAACTCATTGAGAAGCTAAGAGACATAACTTTGGTATCATCTTTTGGTATGACTGGTGAGAATTGGTGCTGCCAGGAACCAACGCTATCGTCCACCGCTATTGATTTTATACCGCCAGGGACATTGAGCTCACCAAGGGCAATAGACACGGAACTGGTCCGGGTATATGAGTTGTTGACGTAAGCTCCTACCGACGGTGATCCCCCTTTGGTTGCCTGTGTGCCACTAGGAAACCCTGTCACCGCTCCCAATGTACCACTATAGGCAGATATGATATTACTTCCTTGACCCCCTGCCGGAATCCACGCCCCAGACCTATTTGGGTTCCACGCGCCTGCGCTACCGACCCACGAAGCCCTTCGCGTTACGCCATAATTGACACCTTGGATAGTACAGCTATAATTATGATCTGTTAAATCAGGCACCATAGTAAGCCTATAGAAAACATCAAGGAATTCTGAGGAGGTTACAGTAATCGACGTGGGGCTACCACCACCATCTACAATTAGTGCGCGTGACCATAGCGTGCTATTGGACCAACTGATCCCAACTTCAGTATAGTTACCGTTTAATTGACCGGCATTAAATCGGTATACTAATGTGGCTGTCGTCCTGTATAGGGGAGAACCGCTGTTACTGTTTCCTCCACCTGGAGCCGTCGAATTGGTAGAAGCTGCCTGGACTGCCAGTGCCACATCACCGACTGCGGGTGCTGTAGTACCGGTCCCGATGTGGCACCATCCAGACCAACCACCGGAGCCCAGACGATTCAATCCTGCATTGGTAATTAGGTTTGGAATCCAGCCGGTATCTCTAGTAACACCACCATCGACAACACGCCGAACAACCAATCGGTACTCTCCGGATAGACCAATATTAGGTCTCTTCTGAATTTTTAGTAATGAGTTTTTAAGCAAGGGTACCTCCCGTAATTAGTCCGTTTACAAACATACTTTCCTCTGGCCAGTTGGAGTACTGAATAAGCAAGCTAGTCAAGCTACCACCAGTAATTAGGCTGTCTACTATCTCCATTTCCTCTACTGGCCAATTAGAATATGTGACAAGAGCTACTACAAGATTGCCGCCAGTAATTAGGCTGTCAAATGTTTCTATCTCCTCTGCTGGCCAGTTCGTATAAAACTGCAGAATAGGTACCAGAGTACCGCCAGTGATAACGTCAACAGCTGTTATCAAATCCTCTGTCGGCGTCAGCATACCCCCACCAGTAACCATACCAGCTACTGTTATCTCATCAGAGACCAAAGGTGGGTATGTCAGACTGGCAATAAATACAGGTGGAATCTCAAGGATTACCGGCTTAGGATTCTCGTATGCACCACCTGTAGAGACTCTGTCATACGGATGTAGGCCTTCCCGCTCATATACCCCACCATAAGGAATATAATTGATATCACTGATATCCTTAATACCGTCCCTCGGCGGTCGGTACGGGTTGCTTTCATTTTTATCTCGTATCCCATCACTATCGGGAGTCCTGTAGGCACCACTCCTTGGGGGAGCAGTAGCTCCTCTTTTCGGATCTGCCATAGCTAACTCCTCAGATTAAACCACCTGTGCTAACATTGATCTGTACATTGCCACCCCTAGCTCGCCGATACTTCTCCTCACGATTGAGGTCAGAGATGATCTTGTTCACATGCTTCTCATATCTGGCTTCCATCTCAGGATCGTTTAGGTACGATCCGATGTGCCTGAGGGCTGCATAGATGCATACACGTTCGTTGGCATCACGTAACCAGTTCCAGGCTTCCTTACCTGTGAACATGACAGGGCTTACGACACCACCATTCGTGACAGCATAGGTATTAGCTTCGGTTGATGTAGCGAAGATCGCGTCAGTAGTTCCACCAGTTACCTTGTACATTACAGTACCATCAGATACCACTAGATCAAGAAGTGGCTGTGCATTATCCACATAGGCAGAATCCCAGTTTACCGGGATCACACTGTATAGCGCATCCAGCTGACCCAGGCGGCGGTAGTAGTGCAGTTCAATTACATCACCAACCTTCAGTTGTGGACGGACTAGGAAGGTGAAATCCTTCCAGACATACCGATTGACGTTATATTGGTCAGCGTATGGGTCAAGGAAAGTCCTGACATCGTTCACCTGATTGTACATGTTACTGTCGCGCTCTGCACCGGCAACCTTACGTAGGTAGATGAATTCGGTTAGGTCTTCAGGTACGTCGAAACGAGAGTAGTACGTGTTGGCTACTGCGTTATCATCCGTTACCGTGAACTGTACTGTATATTCCAGTTGAGGAATGCGAAGGTCACGGTAGATATCATCCATACCGTACTGCAGACAGTCCTCAATGATGCTCTCAGGGACAGTCGCAATCTCTCGGCGATTCGACCAATCGCGAACCTTTAGTTTGAGTGCATCGAATTTCGGCGTGGCCATAGATTACACCTTTGTAATGTTCGATGTCAGGAGAGCAGGGTATTCAGAAATGACGATCTGCTTGAATTTCCTGACCAACTCAGGTTGATGCATGAAGTCTGGTGCATGTACGTCAATCCCATACTTTGTCAGGATATCGATTGCAACGATATCCGGGATGATGGCGAATGATCGGTATTGCCGAGTTGATTTCGCACCTTCATCCAGTAGTCGCTGCTCCTTGGCGTACTCTTTATAGTGCTCCACGTTCTGTTCCAGACGAAAGTTTGTATCGTCAGTACGTACATTGAAGCTATGGATGTTGTAATCTTGCGACAGAAACATTATGTAATCCGGTTAGAGAGGAATGTACGGAAAACTGGCCCATCGGACAGGTCTCCGACATCATAGCGAACAGCCTGTGTTGCGGTGATACCTGTCACAGCTACAGTAACAGGAGCAGCACCGTTGGCCGCGTCGAGGTATTCAACCCCGGTGATCCGGTTGTTGGCATCAACACTGACGTTGGTCACGTAGTTTGTGGGGACCAGTACGTAGGTGCCATCCGCCTGAGTAATCTTAAGAAACATGGTCGTCCTTTCGAATAAAAAAGGAAGAGGATTTCTCCTCCTCCTTTATGTTAGGCTAGATTAGGCGCCGTTTAGACCCAGGATCAGACCAGCACCCTTCGGGTTCTTACACTCAAGAGTGCCTTCTTCCACGATTTGGCCGATGATCGAGTCACCCAGCTGACCAAGGTCAACCTCTTGCATTGGACGCAGAGTCGCCCATGCGAACCACATCGGATCGTATAGGAATGCGAAGAAGTTAGCAGTCGTATCTAGACCTGAGACTGACGTGTAGGCCAGACCCATGATGTAGTTAGGAACAACCATGACGTCGCCGAAGTCGGACATGTAGATTTCTACTGACTGACGTAGCTTGCCATCTTGATCGATGTTCCGACGAACGTTACCGTCACCGGCATTCGAGGTTGAGGAACCGGCAGCTTGAGCACGCGCTGAGAACGCACGTTTGTTGGCGGGTGAAGTCATAAGCTTCGTTGCCTTACCACCCTGCTCGTAGATCGTCTGCATTAGGCTGTCAACGTGTGACAGTTGCAGAGGATTCTTGTCAGCAGAAGTGACAGTCGTGTAGGTACCGGCAACACCACCACCTGCGTTAGTAGGAGCGGTATACTCGTTGGCAGTCGTCAGGGCGTTGACTACGTTGTAGTTCATCCAGGCTTGATAGCCGGCGAAGGTACGGGGGCTCGAACCTGAGCTTGATTGGTTAGTTGAAACCAGGCCAAATTCCTGGTCACGCTTCATTTCTACGCCACGCTTCTTAAGTTGATCAAAAATTATTCACAAGGAGTCGTTACTTCCTTGCAGGTAAATCCCTTTGCTCTCCTAGTGTTTCCGCCAGTTTTCGCTGAGTAGAGAAGGCTTGAGTAGTTGATACGATTGTCTATACAAAACTTCTTCAGGTTAGTGACTTGCACTACTTGACCGTCTGGATATGTTACAACGTATCTACCCGCCGATTTCCGGGCGGCATACTCTCGTCTGTCTGTCCTCTTCCAATACTCAATCTTTTGCTTTGAGATATTGCGAGCTACTTCTGGTCTACACATAGGATTATTTGTACCCAGCAGATCGGGACGTGGTTTCCCGGTCATACTTTCACTTAGGGCTCTTCGGGCGTAACCATACACTCTACTATTAGAGTTGGCTCGACCAGATTGTTTCGGAGCTTCGCACATTCTTTTGAATGCCAACGCAGTAGATCTGCAACGATGAATCTTCCACAATAGCCAGTGAGCTACGAAATGCTCTCGTGGTGTCAGGTATGTAAGATTGTCGATTAGATCGGTTCCGCCCAATGCTTTAGGTACTATATGATGACGTTCTTTGAATACATCATCAAGCTTTTTAGGTGTGCCATACTTCAAGATCAACAAGTCATAATGCTTGCGATAATTCATTTATTTATGTCCCTAATAGGATTACTCATCTATACATTACTGTATAGTTTAGACTATATCATCACCACTTGCGTGGGTCTTGCGCTTCCGGATCACTTGATCCGTACTCCCTTACGCTTAGCTTTGCTAGCGCTCTGCGGGATAGTCGTTGAACGTTCCTCTTACGAGGCTTCGCTGCTGATTGTCCTCAACTAAATGGTGGGATGTTCCAGCAATTCACAAGATTTTTTATGCGCCTCAACTATTAAATTAACGCATATTCATCGGCAACACCGGCTTGGTCAACTGCGCGCTTGGTACCAGTTACGGTAACAGTCTTGCTGTTGATCTGGCAGTAGTTACCCAGACGAGTACGGTACGGTTCAGCAGCTTGTGCAGCCGTCTGAGTGGCGTACGAAACACCGTCAGCAACTTGACCGGCAACAGGAGTTGACAGTTCGTCAGTTTGCCATTCATGGAAGATCGCCGTAGCTTTGGTACGACCGATCGAGCTCAGGAAAGGCACTTCATCACGAGAAATCATCGAGATGAAGTTCGCCAGATCTTCGCGTTCGCCGGCGTTACCAGCATTACCGGTAGCACCGGCAGAACGAGCGGCAGCCTTAGGGCCACCAGCGGTAAATGTATTTCCAGCCATTTGTTGGCTCCTTCATTGTGAGGTAAAAATCAGTTATAGTTTACGGCTCACTGTTGAAATACGTTTCAGGAAATCCATCTGCTCACGTTCGCCGGCTTGACCTGATAGAACTCGCTCACGCGATACTTTCTCAGCAGCCTGTTGCTTTTGAACAGCTGGTGTGCCCTTACGAGTAGGAACACTCTTTGCTACAGGTGCAGCTTTACGCTTCACAGCGCCGGTATCCTTGGCAGTCTTCAGACGACGATAATCATCGATGAATTTCACTACCTTGGCCGAATAGACACCATCGAGCAGTGCTTCGGGGATACCTTCATCAAGTGCAAACTTGCGAATACTTTTGGCAAGCTGATCATTGAATTCCGGGAGGACAGTCTTGATATCTTCCTGGAATTGTGCGATCAATGTTTGTTGCTCTTCTGCTTGTTTGGCTTGAAGTTGTGCTACAACCTGTTTGGTGCCTTCTTCACGCTTGTTACGCATAGCCCAGTACTTCTCTTGGATTTCTTCTTGTTTGTCCTTGAGCTCACGGGCAGTGTACGTGTCTCCTTCCTCACGCGCCTTCTTAATTTGGGCGGTTAGTCCAGCGTACTCTGTTTCAAGCGCCTTTTCATTGGCACTAATTTCCTGATGGAGAACTGTACCCAGTTGCACAAGCTCTTGCAGCCTGGTGGTACGCTCTCCCTCAACTTGTTTCTTCAGTTCACCTAGTTCTCGTCCCTTTTGAGACAGATGTTGGTCAGTGGCGAAACCCTTTCGGACCTCAGCCAGAGTCTTGTACTCAACCTTGCCATTGACTGGCACGGGAATCTTGTACTCCCAGTCAATATCATCTTCCTTGGGTAGATCAGCTTGGGTAGACGTATCATCCGCACCTTCTTCCTCATCAGTCGATTCTTCTTCTGCGCCTTCTTCTGCGTCAGTATCGTCCGTAGCTGCAGCATCGGGATCTTCATCTGCATCTTCGTCCGGAGTTGGGACGTCCTCACCGTCATCTGGTAGAGATTCTTCTTCGCTCTTCAGGCCGAGGATTTCGGCAGCAGGAGAGTTCTTCAGAATGTCATCAAAGTTCGGAACAGCCAACTCGCTTCCATATGATCCGTCATCTCCAGCTTCGAACTGCGCACGACTTACTTCGCTTGCAGGAGTGGAGGTAGAGAGATGTTCAAGAATATTTGCCATGTTTAGTTATCAACCTTCGTCGGATTGTTTGGTAGATTTCGCGGCACGTACTTGTGCCATGCGAATCTGCTCAGGGGTCATTACAGGAGCTACCGGCAGTAGCGCCTTGACAACCCTGATGGCTTCCGCCACGCTTACCAAGACCGGTGCATAATTTTGTGCCCGGCCCACACCGCCTGCCTGTCCGCAGGTAGCGATTTCGCCAATCAATTGAACTTGGGCACGCTCTAGTACATCTAGTGCCTCGTTGTATTTACTCATCAGATTCCTCTGCTTCTTGAGGGGTTTGAATGAACTTCGCGTTCCGTCCGAGAGTTTCCCGCTTGATTAGATTCTCCTTGACGCTTCCCAGAGCCAGTGCTGTATGGTATAGAAACTCACGTTCCTTGGTACAGTGCGGCTCTGACTTGACCCATTGTGTAAACAGATCAGTCAGGATGTCAGTGAATGCTTCATTGAAGAACTCTTCTCGTTCTTTGGTGGCGAATTGACCACGCATAAGGGCTAGCTGAGCGTCACGGAATGGTTCCTTGACGACTTCTCCCTTGGCGTAGTCCATACGGGGCTTGATTCTGTCTTTAAAGCCCCTGGTAAACTTATCCGTCATTGGTATATTGTCCTTTGTTCGGTCCTATTAGGAGTCCCGAAAGATTCCTAATAGGAGCCGACTAATTAGTGCATAACTGACTTATCAGTGCATAGCACCGTCCTGCGACATAATTGCTGCAGCCGGATCACCTTCCTTCGGCATTTCTACCTTAGGTGAGTTGACTGGAGCACTGGCATCCATATTGATGAACTGCCATGCCTTCGCAATCATTTCCTCAATGTTTGGCTTCAGAGAGATAACGTCAATTGTGGTACCTGCTTCCTTCGCTGCCTTGACAGCTAGGTCGGCCCACCTCTGGTGGTGGGTATCCATAGCAACAATCATCTGACGCATATTGTCCTGGATCGCGTTCTTACTTTGGATATTTGTTAACGCGATAGTAGCTTCACGTTGCATAATATCCAGTTTCTTAACTTGTTCCTCCAGCTGCTTCAGCTTCTCGGCGGCCTGGGTCTCAGCATCTCTGGCCTTGGCTGCCTGCTGCTTGAACTCATCAGTGGTATAGTCCACAATGAAATCGAGCGGATTGAGGTCCATAGCTTCGATGGCTTTGGCCGCGATATTGGCAGCTGCTTCAGGATTGACTACACCACCGGCACCAGCTTCTTTCAGTGCAGGAATGATCTGACCGCCAATATTTGCCATCTTCTTGACCATCGTGCTGTTGCCGTTCTCGCCGACGTCAGCATTGACCCAGATCTCCATGTCATCAGGGAGGGTGGCTGGATCAACCTCGAACCCATCACCCTTAGCATCCGTGAACTTGATCTTCTTCCCTGCCATCTTCTCACGTAGCATCTTATAGACGCCTGTAGCCAGTTGTTGGAAACCGGTCTCGGTAAACCTACGTGCCATATACTGGATACGGACCTGGGCAGCTGACATTGCACGCTGCATCTTCTCCTCAGAGTTACCTGAGACATATAGCGTGTCATTGAGACCCTGTGCAGCCTTCGAAAGACCGGTGGCCTGTTCTTTGTGTAGCTGCATGGTCTCCAGTAGAGGGACTGTACCCTGAGAAATGGTATCAGGTGTCAGCGCAGCTACGGCATTGTTAGGGTTCCCGTTCGTTGCAATCAACTGCTTTGGCTTCATGTTCTGAAGTGCAGAGAAGTCAACTGTATTGGGATCTGCCAGCTTGGGGCTGTAGTTGGTCAGATAGACATTCTCTACGAATCCACGTAGGATGGCCGTAGTTGCCAATGTCGTAGGACGGATCATGTCCGCAGCCGACAGGCCATGAAATTCATGAGGTACTTCGAACGGACAAAGTACAGCAAGAGGAATACAGTCAGCATCTTCTTCCACGAGAATGTGCTTACCAGCTGTAATGAATCGCTTCAGTTCGGCGATACCGTCACCGTCTCGGTCACAGCGGAGCCAGGATTCAGTTACGTTAACCGTGCGTGATGCCTCGTCGAGATCTACCTCGCGTGAACGTCCTACTAGGTAGTATTCTTCACCGACAAGCTTCTTCCGCACTGCGCGCTCTTCGTTATACTTCTGCAGGAAGTTGGTCGCACCGTCACCTACCTCGGCCCAGTCAATATCCTTGGCCTTCTCAGGGTAGTACTTCCGAATCTCCGACCGGGTCATTTCTGACTGTACAGCTACGAATGGAGCATCCTCAATGGAATGCGCGTCACGCGAGATACGGAATAGCTCAGGATGGACGTTGTCAATCTTGATCCGGCTCTTGTCTATCTTCCGACGAATCCGCACATCATTGTAGATGTTGATGATCTGTTGTGTGCCGTCAGGAAGGGTATTCATCTGGGGCTCATAGTGGAGACTGCCGACAACTTCAGCATTGTCATCAGCCAGCATAATGTCCAGATTCTCTTGGGTGATCTCGTCGAATTCATCGAACCTGTATTCGAAGTCTTCTACGAATGACCAGCGGATGATCGAGTTCTTCCACATTAGGGCAGACTTCATCCATGTACCAATTTTGACCCATCCTTTGTTCTGCTTGAATACGACGTAATCAAGGAGATCACCGGCAAGCTTTGCAGCTGCCAGACTGGTTGGTGTCTTCTTGCCGGGTACAAACTTGGCAAGCTTGCTGTTATTCATCAGGAGTTCAGAGAGGATGGCCAGGTAACCTTCCACAACCTCAACTGTATCAGAAGAAACAATCTGTGATACGCCTTGGGGTGTCAGATGACCCTCAGCCATCATACCATATTCGTATGTGGACTTCTGTCGTTCTCGGGCAATGTCGGCACTGTTGAGCCAGTCACCGACGCTATTCATGATACCCGACTGAATCAGGGAGATTACCTGTTCGTCTGATACCGGTTCTTGGTATTCATGCATATAGTTACATCCTGTAAGTAGAGCGATCTGGCTCGTACACAATCACACAATCAGTCAGGCTAACTGTATAGCTTATTGACCCCGGATAGGTAGGATTCGGTTTTGTGGAGCAGTCGGCTTACCCTTCTGTTCCTTGGGTACTTCCCCTCGGATCTTATTCATAGTGTGCGGCTTGAGGAACTTCTTGATATCCTGCACATGCTGTTTGTTGCTGTCGTATAGTGACATATTACTTCCTTGCTTTGCGAACTCCGTGAGTTTCTATAACCAAACGGTCTCTTGTTGAGGAACCATTGCGCCATGCTGCTGTCCGAATGGGACTCTGTTTGTGGTCAGCCTATCGCCGTGGGTACGTAATACCTCTAGGGCAATCGCTGTAGCAATCACAGTGTCATCGTTCCCACCTGTAACTGCCTCGGTTTTACCGTCATCCGTGGCCACATAGGTCATCATTTCATTGATGATGATTGGGGACGGGATCCACAGTTCATCATTCTCAATGGCCGACTTCAGGAACCCGATGATAGCGGGTTTGCTGGCTGAGCTTGTACGCCAGCCCATCCTCGTAGATTCTTCCTTCGAGATATTGGCTATCTTCGTTTGATAGTACAGGTTGACATACTTCATCTGTACCAGTCGGTTTAGGGTCGCAATACCCATAGAGTTTGATTCTACGGCAAGTAGGGAGTTGTTGAAATATCGGCCTAGATAGAACAGGAGATCTCCGAACTTGGAAGGGTCAATGTAGTTGTTCCGGTATAGGGCACATATCTCCTTCTTGGAGTTCATGACAATGGCTGAACTGTAGTCTCTACCTACACCTAGACTCGTATCGGCACCGATCACAAAGGCATCCTCGAAGTGAGGCCACTTGAAGATATGCAGACCACCCCTAGGCGCATCCTGAAATTCCCTTGCTTCCGCATTGAATTCCCTGGAGGCCAGGATTGGTTGTGGGATCAGTGATTGTAGTTTCTCTACGTTGAATACGTTGGAGCCTGATACTACGAAAGCTTCCTCTGGTGTGGCAGGATATTCCTGTCTGAACTTGGATTCACCAGATTCGGCAATCTTCAGTCTACGCCAATATAGTTGGTCTTCGTCCAGCCCATACTTCTCCCTGAGTCCCACTTCGATTTCATTGGGGGAGAATCCTTCAGGCGCCTGCCTACGATATTCCGGCATTAGGAACCAGGGTACGAAGATTGGGATATATTCGTTGACCCCATTTACAGCATCAACCCACAGCTTATGGAATGGATTGCCGACACCGTTGGCAGTTGATTCGATGATTACTTCTGTGCCATCTGCCTGGGAGATACCTTGGAAGAGTCCCGCAAGGATCTTCTCGGCATGGACCCAGAAAGCTACTTCTGATAGGTGCGCAATAGTCGGAGTAGTACCCCGACCAGCTTCAGGAGATCCGGCAGTATAGAGCCTGTAGCCCGAGTCGTTGTGCTCGAACATGATCTCTTTGGCATTTGACCTCTTGAACTCTGGTCGGAAGTCATCTGACATGTACTGTATTGTGGCCCGTGACATGTTGAAGAGGGCGTCACTGGTGGCTGCGTCGTGAGCCATGACGACTGACTTGTTGTATGAGTTGAAGTAGCTTTTCCAGAAGACTCTTCCTGTTGTATAGGTTGAGATACCCATCTGTCGGGCTTTGAGGATGATTGCCCTGACTCTTCCAGTTGTCTTGAGTTGGTGGTCGAGCTTATCATTGATAATCCTCTGGGCTTCATTGAAGGTGAATGGAATAAATCCCTTGGAGGAATCCTTGGGGAGAATCTTGATTTGTTCTGTTGCGAAAGTGGCGAAGTCTGACTTATACGTAGCAAGCTTCTCTCGCTTTTTCAGTTCGCGGAGAAGGGCTAGTTTCTCCGCTGATGAGATCTTCGTAGTGTTAACTCGCGTAGCCATAGGGTAGTGAAATTCCTTGTTACTTGTAGGGGTATTCTGGTGGAAATTCTTGTCGGGATTTCTAATAGGAACCGGGTGGAGGATTCTTTTGGAGAAGTTCCCCCTGGGATTTCCTATGGGTCTCTCTCTCTGTCTGTGAGAAAAAGATGTTGTTGTTTGGGGTTTGGGCCTGTTTCTTTTGCTGTCCCCCTTCTTTTCTCTGGGTGCTGTCGCTCCCTCGCCGCTCCTCGGGCGTTTCTCTGGGGTTTGGAGTCTGTTATGCGTGCTACCTTCGACGATACCTTCGCCTACATCACGGCCTGTGGCTTCATCTACGGTGGTGTGGAGGATGGGTTCTACAAGAACCACTTCTTCTCGTCGCCTGGGGAGGACGCGGTAGGCACGTTCGAGGTGGTGATCTACCTCTCGGCGGCTGGCCACTACTGCGTGTCGATCGACGGTGGCTTCCGTGCCCCGATCGTCTGGGACGGTGAACGCCTGCCGGAGTTTGTGGCGTGGCTTGATGAGCACCATGCCGGCTGGCGTGGTTGATAGGGTTCTTGGTTGAGGGTTCGGCCCTCACCTAAGTGCCTTGTTGGTGCTTAAGCGACGCAGTTCGCGTCTACGTTGCCGGCGTTTCCGGTGTTGGGGGGTGTGTTGTGAAGCTCGCTCTCGTCGCTGCCGCGTTCTGCGGCGGCTACCTGGTCGGTTTGTTCCTCAACCTGTTCATCTAAGGAGAATTGAACATGGGCATGCAACTGCAATTCTCGATGGCCGATGCCGTCGAATCGGGTCTCGCCATCGACGTCAAGGCCGATTATCACCCCACAGGCGGTGGTAAGTATCAGGATGGTCCATGGTTGGACTTGTTCGGAGTGGTCTCCACCGCTGCCGGTTACGAGTTCTCGGTCAACATCACCGGCACGGATAACCCGATGTGCTGGATGGATCGGAGCTACGTGCAAGAGAACAAGATCATCCTTGAGATCTTGGCGCTCAACAACATCCCGTTCTCCTTCTCCTGAACATGGACATCTTTGGAGAAGCCATCCTGATCACACTCATTGTGTGGTCTATCATCGGCTTGATCATCAAGCTGTTCTTCACCCATCCTTAAGACTCGACAGGGTCTCGTTAGTCCACTGACCTAGGGTTCTTCACGAGCCCTATCCAGTGTGCTACATGTCGTAGCATGCTAACCCGCCAACTGAGGACTCGTTCCTCGTCTATGGAGAATCCAAATGGCACAAGCTCGCGTCTCGTTCGTTCCCTCGTTCGTCAACTACGCCATCAACATCGGCGAGAAGAAGTCGGATAGCGTTAGCACTAGCGTTAACACTAGCGTTAGCACTACCAAGGTGTTCGACACGTCTCGCACCGGCAAGGATCGCGTCAGTGCTCCTGTCAAGATTGAAGCCATGCACTACGACGAGGCCACCAAGAGCATCAAGGTGTTCTGCTCGGATGGTAACCTGCGTGAGTGCCGCGTCAATCGTCTGCCCTCAGTGGGGCATGGCCGGGCACTGTGGAGGAAGATGCAGGCATTCGGTAAGGCCCAGCAAGAGGTCTGCTTCACGGCTGCCGGTGGTTTCTCGCCTGACAAGTGGTTCTACACTGTCGAATGACTGAATAGTCTTAGGTGGATGGACTATAACTATCCACCACAACCCAGTAACCAGAGAGCTCTAAGAGGTAATCATGCAAGTCTTCGAATCGTTCACCGAACTCAACGACCATCATCCCGAGATCTATGACTACATGGTCACGATCCTCGACAAGAGCGATCTCCATGAACCCATCAGCTGGGTACTCGGCGGAGACTGCTTCGTGGTCGAAACTGAGGAGGACTATGAAGAAGTCAAGGACCAACCCTGGTACGATTCTGCCGAAGAAGCTCGGCCGGGATGGTATCTGTTCTTTGTTGCCAACAACAACGCAGGAGGTCCGTCGTGGTGGGTTCCTGCCCACATGGTCAGGCCTGAAGACATGGAAGGGAAACTGTGATGAGAGAGATCATACTGCATTGATCGACGGGAAAACCCAGGCTCAGGTTGACGCGTGGTTCAGTGTCAGTAAAGCAGCCAGTGATGCTGGATGGATTGAGGATTGACTAGGACTCGAAAGGGGCTCGCCAGAGCCTCGCTAGAGTCTCGTTAACGATCCGCGCCCTGAAACGATCACATGGGATGAGTACATCAGCTGGCGTATCCGTAATTCTAACACTATCTCTAAGGAGTAATCATGGACTTCTCCATCAATACCATCGACAACGGCGACTTCGCCGTCACTGAAACCCAATTCAACCACCGCATCACACCGAGGACTTTCATGACCACTAGTGCTAACGCTAGTGCTAACGCTAGTGCTAACGCTACCAAGAAGGATTTCAAGACGAAGTCTTGCGACTTCATTCTCCTGTCTCCCCTACAACCCAGCATCTTCGGGTACCAGGACCACGAGGTATCCCGCATGATCGCCGAACTCCAGGATGTGGGTATCCAAGTGATGCTCGTCGATACCGGTCCTGAGATGATCTTCTATGCGCGAGCACACAACAAGACTCTCCTGGAATCCCTCTGCACGAGCTACGACATTGGAGGGATTCTTGTCGAAGCGGCTGCAGTGTATGACCAGGTTGAGATCAAGGAGGTGGTGTGATGTATGTCATCGTCGAAGACCTGCAAGAGTTTGTCCCTAAGAAGATCGTCATTGCGGTCACCGAGGAATACCATAAAGAACTCCTGACAGGGTTCTTCCAAGATGCTCTTCGGAGAGGTCTGGTAGGTGACTTGGAGGATCTCTGCCGGCAGATTCTGAAGGGTTTGAACTAATTTAGGATAGAACTCGACAGAGTCTCGTAACCTGCGGGGTATTTCCGTATAGAACTCGACAGAGTCTCGTATAGAACTCGACAGAGTCTCGTATAGAACTCGACAGAGTCTCGTATAGAACTCGACAGAGTCTCGTATATCCCGTGGGTATTCTGAGGGAATTCTTGGGGTATTTGCCAGGCTAAGGGTACTGGTGGGTGTCAGTGGGTGATTTTGTGCGGGAGCACGAAGTAACAGGAGAAACTATGCTGCGCGATCCTATCTTCATCACCGATCAGTTGTTCAACGAATGGTACAACCCTGCATACGAGAAACCCATGTTTAGAATCGGAATGCGTTACAACACTTGGGCATACCTCTATTGCCTGATGGGACACTGAAGAATAACCCGAATCTGCATCTACGCGACACTCGTCACCATTTCAAGGACTAAATCATGGGATCAATCAGTCGCAAAATCGCCAAGGACATCATCAATGGTCTCTACCCTGAAGACCACACCACCAAGATCGTCACCTACAACAACATGTTCGACGGTGGTCTGACGTTCGCTACGGTCTATCGTCATGAGTATCAGAACAAGTACGAGGAGTCCCCTGCATGCCACAATGTCAAGATCGTATGGTCATCTAACGGTGGTATGACACCGTACGGCCAACAACTCCTCAAGGACTAGATCATGGACATCAAAAACGATCGCAAATACCGCCTGACCGGTAAGGACGCCTACGGTACGGCCATCAGCTGCACTTCCCAATATCTCACCAAGATCCGTGCCCTGTCATTCCATCTCAGGAAACAAGGATTCAGCGGGGATGTGTTGGAAGTGGTCGAAGACGACATGTCCACCAGACCCCTCTTCAGGTTCTTCGCCGAATAGATAAAAGTACACCCAAGTGGAACACAAACACCCACGACATGACCACCGTATAGACGGGACCATCTTCGGACCAACTGCAAGGAAAACATATGATGATCTAATTACAAGAATTCGTCACAAGATCACCCACCTAACCACCGTTCAGTTCGATCCAGAAACGGGTATCCAACGGCACTACTTCAACGGTAAACTCGAACATACAGTACGAGTTCGAGGTATCCAAGACTAACGAGACTCTGTCGAGTCTTAACGAGACACCGACGCCAGCCTATCCAAGAGGAATCTAACCATGACCACCAAGCCTGCTTCGCTTATTCCACACGGTCTCTCCGCGATCGTAATCAAGAACACATGTTCCGGTTTTGTCAGTACTGACGGCATTATCAACAGCGTCAAGGCTGAAATCCGACAAAAATACGGATTCAAAGCGCTCGGCGACGGTGCATACAGTATTGTGTATGCTCACCCAGATCATAAAAATAAGGTGATCAAGCTCACCCTGTCCAGAACTGACGGCTACCATCAGTACATCGAATGGATCGAACTAGCAAAGAACTTCTTGCCGAAGAGTTACCAACGGCATCTTCCCAAGATCTTCGAGACCAAGAAGCTCCGCAGGGGTGGCCGTATCACGGTCCTAGAACGACTCAGCCCCAACAAGGATTGGTGCGGAAACAACCCTAATTACTCTTCAATCCGTGATATAGTCAAGGAAGCCGGCCATCAATACCGTCTATGTTTCGACCTAAATATGTTTAACTCGATGGCTCGTCGGAGCAAGTCCAACGGTCAGCGCGAAGATATTCAGGTCATTACGGACCCTTGGTGTGAGTCCTTCTAATCATGGCTAAAGTTTAACTTTGAAGGGATCATCGTCCTCTACAATCAATTCCACACAGAGAACCAACAGGACTATTGACAAGGAGTAATATAATGGTCAACATCCTCAGTGTACAACATCTTCGTTAAGACTCGACAGAGTCTCGCTAGGGAATATGATGGACGCTGGCGCACTAATTCCAACTGAACTCAGACACTGGATCAAGAAAGGCTACGTCAAAGGAAACAACAAAACCTATTCCCGACAAGGTCACCAAGATGAGCTCTCCAAACGAATGGGAAAAATCGGCTACAAGATGCTGGGAGAGGGAGCATACAGTGGGGTATTCGAACACCCGGTAGTCAAGAACAAAGTCATCAAGGTGACCCTCTCAACCAAGGATGGATACCACAGGTATGTCCAATGGGTACTGACCATCTCCAAGACCCTCCCACCAACCTACCGAAAGCATCTACCCAAGATCTTTCACACAGAGATCATCAAGAACTGCAGGATCACGGTATTGGAGAAGTTGTCTGGGGGTTGGAACGTGGATGACTCCCACCTAATCACCGAAGACTTCCTAGAATACAATGCTCTGGTAGATGTACTTGATGAAGCCCGCCAACAATTCGATCTCGCCAATGACATCGAGACCAACGGCAACATTCTTTACCGTAGGAGGACACCAGTAGTAACCGATCCCTGGAGCCACAAGGAGTAGTATCATGATCTTAAACACTTGGGGTTACACAACCTGGAAATACGATCCCGCAGAAATCCACAATAGGTTAAACAGGGTCATTAAGACACTACAATACATGCGGTCTCAAGGGATATACTGGGATGCGCTCGCTGTCATGGGTACTTCTGGTATCTGGTTGGGGCCACTCCTGATAATGCAAGGTCACAAGGTGGTTCTCATCAGGAAGGCGAATGAGCGGTCTCATGGGGGCATGGTTGAGGGACAATCTAACGAAGAAATCACCCGACTGGTCTTCATCGATGATCTGATCTGTTCAGGGGATACAATCAGAAAAGCCCAGAAACAATTAACCATGTTCTACGAGAGATACGGTAAAGGACATCCAGCGATGATCACTGCAATAGTTCTTCACGATACTCAAATGGGTTATCATGACAAGACGGAACAAGACATCCCAGTCTACGGCTACATTGAGGAGTAATCAGATGATCAACATCCTAGGATCAACCATCGTCTCCCTACCGGTCACCCTCGTCGAATGGGAACCCAAGAACTGGTCAGACAGGAAAGCATGGGGTCCTGAAGCAGTTGACGGATTCTACCTAACAAAGGCAGGAGAGATCTATCGTTTGTCAGGGAAACTGGTCATCTATGTGTCTCAGGAACCCTAGTACAACTAACAAGGAAACCTAGCCGGTACCTTTAGAAGAACCCAAGAGGGTATCTTAAGAGTAATAATCTAAGTATATACTCAAAGTAATCTTTTAGGGATCTCATAATAGAGATCCCTAATTGATTTATATAATAGAGGTAACAACTAACAACTTAATCCTTAAAGGATATTCTCTACAGAATATCTTGGAAGAGTATACTAGAAGAGTTCTTCAGTGTACCTTGTCATCAGTTACTTCTCCCTCTTGGTCAATCTTCATAAGGGCTACCTTCGGAAGCAGACCTTCTGCAATGGCTCTTTCCATGAGCTCATCATCGGAGAGTTCTTCGACGTCATTCTTGACAATCTTCTCAATTCTCTGTAGCTTGGGCTTCTCGTATTCTGCCAACTCTTTGGCCCATCGAGCAGCGGTCTCGTAATCATTCTCCTGCAGTGCAAGGTGAATACACATACGGATAACATCGAGTGAGTTAAGTTCAGGAATATCAGCCAATACCTTCTTGTATGCCTTAGCATTCTTCTTGAAGTTACGGGCAATTGCCTTGTCAAGCATTTGGGTTTCCATCTGACGTTGGCGACCCAATGAACGGCCTTCCTTAGTAACCTTACGTAGGTTGGCCAATGAGCGTTCTCTCGGAGTCAATTCTTCAGGAGGTTTATCGAAGATAAAGTGTCGAGAATCGTCTTCAGGAGCCCTATGCGCCGTAAGGTCATCAGTGGGTTTCTTTACTCGGGGCATTGGAGCCTCCTTTCTGTAATGTAAGTTGGGTATGATCCTATTAGGTACCACCTAGATCACACCCATTTCAATTTGTCCATAGGAATCAACATCATGTCGAACGCTAACAACGAAGCCACCAACGTCATCATCAAGGACGTGCAACTGTACTGGGCCAAGCTCGGTAAGCCGGTGGAGCCGTTCGGTACCCTGCAGTGGGAACTGCAAATCCGCTTTCCCAAGAAGCGTGTCAAGGAAATGGAGCAGTACGGCAAGGTCAAGGAGACTGATGAAGCCGGTATCTTCTCCGTCAACCTGAAGAAGAAGGCTGAGAAGAAAGACGGTTCGCCTGCCATGAAGGTGAAGCTGGTTGACCGCAAGGGTGGGGATGTCGATCCCACGATCCTGGGTAATGGTTCTACCGGTAACGTCAAGGTCATGCTGAAGGACTACCAGATCAAGGGACCCAATGGTCGTGTCACCAAGGAAGGTACCCAAGTAATGCTCATTGCGGTCCAAGTCACGGATCTGGTTAAGTACGAGCCGAAGAATGTCGGTGATGACTTTGACTACGAAGAAGATGACAGCGACACCGAAGAGCAGGCACCTACCCCGAAGAAGGGGGCCGGTAAGCCAGGCCGTCCCGCTGCAAAGAACGTCAGCCAAGACGACGATGACGACATCCCGTTCTAAGTAAACTAATAAGGGCCACCGAAAGGTGGTCCTTTCAATTTCACCAAGAGGATTCTATGCAGAAGCACCAAACCATCGACAAGAACCAAATCAGTCAAATCGTATCATTGACCAACAACCTTACTAGAGCGCTGGTACAGGCAGGTGGTACTGGTCTGATCAAGCCAATCATGGCTATGTCGGTCGGTGATTTTCTACTACTCCTGGTAAACAACAACATTGCCTTGGATGCAACCTACTATGGCGATTAATTCATACGGTTACTTCGACTACTACTACGGTTACGAACCTGATCCTGCTGAAAAGCAGCTATGCCCCATTTGTGAAGAGATGGTAGAACCATACTTCCTGGATGAAGGTATTGGCGCCTACGAATTCTGGGGTTGCAAAGGACAAGATGTTCAGCTAGTACCATACTGCCCAATCTGTAACAACGAACTGGAGTAATAATTATAATGGAGATTATCACAGTAAACATTCTTCTGGTAGTCGGCTTTGTGGTGATGGCCTATCGTACCTTCCATTGGCACGATCCATTCGCTGCATTCGCCATGATCACTTCCCTCGCAACTCTCTACTACATCAATGGATAAAGAAATCGTCGTAATCGTAGCATCTGTCGCCATTCTCCTTTCGGCAATCTTTGTATCGGTCAGTATCTACGAAAACAAAAAGTTGGAGGTAGCTGCCGGTATGGTGGAACAAGGCGCTGACCCACTGGCTGTAAGGTGTATGCTGAAATAAGACACAATGAAGATCCAAAACGGAGCAATCTGCCGAGTAATCGGTGGGGTAGACGGTCTCAACATCGGAAAGATCGTCCAAGTCCAGACCTGTCAAGGCGAGCACTCACAATATGGCAGGATCTGGCGATGCACCACTCAAGGTAAATTCCTCGTCACGGAATACGGTGGTGTAGGTATCTCCGCCGACTTCGCCGAGGACTGGTTGGAACCGATCGAAGATGAACCACTACCAGACCAGGAGTCCATCGAAGACATCTCCCTAAAGGTAGCCTAAATGCTGAACCAATCTACTGTATCCATCTGCCGTAAGTATCTCACCAAGGAGATCAAGGAAGTCAACGATCTCATGGTTATGCTGGCGGAAGTGAAAACCATGCGATCAATCTATGGTCGCAAACCCAGCATCGGCGAGCGGAAGTCATTCGCCAAAGTGGCAAGGAAACTGAAGGCAGTCAAAGCCCGTCGCAAGAAGCTGGAAGCCGCCATCCGCGACTTGAAGTACAATATGGAAGGTAGGAAACAATCATGAGAATTGGACGACTTATATTTGCATTGGCCCTTTGTGTCGCAAGTGCAGGGGTCTCAGCAGAAGTAGTGGCATTTGTAGGTAATCCAAGGGCAGAGCGTATCCTTCTGCACAACGTGCGAAATCTGTGTACTGTCAAAGCACTACGAGCTCAATTCGTAGATGCGAAAGGGCGATACACTGAGGGATGCTGGAAGGTGGTTGATGGTGGTAACATCCAAGTTGTCTTCCTTGACGGAGACTTTGTAATAGTCCCAATGGCTCAATTCAAGAAACCAGAGGAAATCTGATGGATATCGAACAACGATTAGTTACTGTACGTGATGTCGAACGACTGGATCCGATCGAGAATCCTTAGATCAGCTTCAAGGCAATCAGTAACAAGTGGCTTCTAAAGGAAAAGGAATGAAAGTATGCCCCGAGTAATCCCAGCGGAAGTCCAAGCTAAAGGTGCAGCTGCCCTAGCTGAATGGCGTAAGCGAAAAGCTGCCGCTGTAAAGAAGGGCGGTAAGTTTCTAAAGCAATGGGAAGAAGAGGAGCGTATCAAGCGCGAGCAGAAGAAGGTCACTCCAATGATGGCCATCAAGAACTTCTGCAATGGATGTGTGGGAGGTATCCGAGCGGATATCAAGAACTGTACGGCCACGCACTGCCCCCTGTTCATCTATCGCCCATATCAGAAGGATGAGGAATGAAACGCGAACACTTCTTTGTCCTCAAAGAAACACTGAAGAACGGTACAACTAGGTTTAGTGTGGTACGAAAGAATCCACGTGGTGAATTTAACACAGTGAACGGATACAATGTATACACAGAAGAATCTTGTATTAAGCTAGCTGAACGTCTTGAAGGTGAACTTTTAGTGAAGGCGGAATACCTATGAAGCACACGAATAAGATCGTAATTTATACTGCCGGCGGTATGGAACTAGTGTCGATGGAAGACGCGCGCCAATGGCGGCAGGCAGCGGAGGACTTTTTCATCAATGACGAGAGAGTCCTTTTTCTTCATCCGACTCGACGTACACACTCATTCAGACCGGAAGAAATGAGGCGTATCTTCGATCTCGATATGATGGACCTAAAGCACTGTGACATGGTGCTTGCAAACTTGGACAATCCAAAGTTGGCTAAACATGGTACAGCTATGGAAGTGTTTCATGCAAGCTATCACCTTAGAAAACCAGTAGTTGCATTCAAAGCAAGCAGAGAAAACATACATCCTTTCTTCGAGAGTCTAGTTACAGAATGGCGGAGTACTGTTCTTAAGGCATGCGAGACTATTAGGGATCAATACCTATGATCGCAAACAGCTTTACCATCCTGCTGTCTATCGGAAGTATCATCCTTCTGATTTCCCTGTTCAAGCCTAACCGTAAAGTGAGAATCTGATGCCATACGTTACCCAAAACACCAGAATCCTGCTCGATGCCCGTGTGCGTGGGCCTCATAACGCGGGGGAGTTGAACTATCAGATCACTACACTTCTGAAGAGGTATATGGAAATCAACGGGGAAGGGTACCAATCGATCAACGATATTGTAGGTGCTCTCGAAGGCGCGAAGCTCGAGTTCTATCGTCGAGTGGCTGCTCCTTACGAAGATCGGAAGATCAAGGAGAACGGTGATGTATACTAAGGACGAGTTGCTGATCAAGATGAACGAAGCAATTGAAAGGCAACAGCAAATGGATATTGCAATGGACGAAAAGCAACTACCCGCAAACAAGAAGAACAAGAAGGACGCTGTGGGCGCTACCAAGGCACCTACCAGCTGCATTCCTTCTGCCGGTATCTTCGCTATGGGTGCTGCCATGCAAGACGGTGGTAACAAGTATGACCCATTCAACTACCGCGAGACACATGTAACTGGATCCGTGTTCTTCAACGCCATGATGCGCCATCTACTGGACTGGTGGGAGGGGCAAGACTTTGCAGATGATTCCGGTGTGCATCACCTTGGGCACTTGGCAGCTGGATGCGCCATCGTTCTTGACGGGATTTCTAACGGGAATTTTGTTGACGATCGTCCTGCGAAGCCAGTTATTGCGGCCTCGCGCAAGACTCACGTTTGGTTGAATAAGGAATAATCATGAAATTTAAAGAACCCTTTCCGTTCCCACCTGAGAACTACAAAATCTTCACACCTTGTGATGTTGAAGGGTTATACCACAAAATGGGTGAAGCTGGTGGTATCTTCTGCAAGGAAGAGCGTCGTCTGCTGAAGGCACTGCGTCGATACATCGCCGATATTACCGGTATCAAGCCCAAGAAATTGTACTGAGATGAGTGGATGGCATCATGAGAAACAACAGACAAGAAATTCTTGATTGGATACAGGATATAGAAGATAGTGCGGAACGTGATTACTGCATGTGTGGGGATCATATAGATCATTCCCCGTGGAATCATGGACACACACCCGTAAGTCAGTACGACTACTACATGTTCTGCGCTGAAGAGGAATTGAGAGATTATGACACTGCTAACTGGAGTCGCAATCCTTCTACTGGTCACAGCAATGTGTAGCCACCCACCTGATGGATATTGATATGATCCCTGCACACAAGTACAAGACTGTTAAGCTGACTCCGCAAGA